CTTTGTAATAGATGTCACGCTATCAAGACTTTAAAGGAGTCAGGAACTCCTATGTAATTCACGTAATTACGTACGTAAAGGAGAACTAATCATGCCTAAATTAAAGAAGTATGTACATGAAGAAAAAGGATTTGAAGTTGAGGCAATACAGTTCGATGCTGAGATATGGTTGCATGAAAGAAGCAAGGCTTATCCAATGACAACATGTAAAGATTTTCAAAATGGAACTGGAATATTTGGATTCAATTATGGTTCTGTGTTGATAGGGCAAAGCTATTTAATTAACCACTGTGATTACATAGTGTTAATTAATGGGGAATACTCAACAATGACACAGCAATATTTTCAGGCATTTTATAAAGAAAAAATTGTTACATAGGGGTAGGGGGGGGCTTAAAATCGGGGTATGGGACAGAATGTCCCATTCGTCAGTCATCTCTGCACACAACTGAACTTTTAGAATAACTAGGGTACCCCCCGAAAGGAGGAAATTTGGAAGGAATAAATTTTAAACTCATAAAAAAATCAGAAGAGAATACAGAAATTAAATCAAAACCAAAAGAAGAAAATCATATTACAAATTTGCTTGAGTTTGAAAAAATACCTCCAGTTCCTACAGTTTTGAAAAAAGACAAATATGCTAGTGCAGAATGGAAGAGGGCAATCAAAGAACTCATAAAGAAAAATATGATAAATCAATTGGACTTAAAACCTCTTGAGGTTCTCTGTAAATCCTATTCAAGGTGGCGAGCAGTAGAGGAAAAGATTGATACTCTTGAGGATTTAACATATGAGCCATATCCAGATACAAATATTCGTCATGCAGTTCCAGAAATTAAGATAGCACAGACCTATGCAAAGCAATACATGAGTCTTTGTGATGACTTTGGAATGACTCCATCAAGTAGACTAACTATGATTAAAGGTTCAGAGTTTTCAAAGCCTAAGGATAATAGTCCAAAGGATGAGCCTCAAGATGTTATGGAAGTTATACTAAATGGCTAAGGTGACTTATGAAAAATTAGCGATGAAATGTCTTGAAAAATTCTTAACTACTGTAGCACTTATTACAAAGTTCAATGGATTATCTGAAGCAGGTCAAAATAGATTTGTTAAAGCATTAATGTTTGCAAGCAATCTAAAAGCAACTCAAGGAAGGTTTGCAGGGAAGCCACTGGGACTTATTCCTGAGCAAGTAGATATACTTATGGATATTTACGGTGATTTGGATGAAGAGCAAAAGAGACATGCCAGAGAAGTATTTTTATTAATTGCAAGAAAGAACGGAAAAACAGAGTTCGCGGCCGCTTTAACTCTTATTGAATTATTTTGTTCAAATGAATTTGGAGCAGAAATTTATTGTGCAGCGAATACTCAAGTTCAAGCAACGAAAACTCTAAAGGCTGCAATGCAAATGATTAAATTTGATAGAGCTTTATCTAAAAGAGTAAAAATTACAAAATCTTTAGGAAGAGAACAAATATATTTCCCAGAAACAAATTCATTCATAAAAGCAATCGGAGCCGATGCAGAAAATGCAGATGGATTTAATGCTCATATGGTTGTTTATGATGAAATACATGAGTCTAAGAAAAGGGATTTATACGACAAGTTATTTACTTCAATGGGGGCTAGAGAAGAACCTTTATTTGTAACTATAACTACAGCGGGAAAAGAAAAAAAAGGAATATGGTTTGAACTTTTTGAACACGGAAAAAAATTACTTGCTGGAATTATTGAAAATGACAAAAGTTTTTTACCAAAGCTTTTTTATCTTGATGATGAAGATGATTGGAAGGATGAAAAGCTTTGGTATAAAGCAAATCCAGCTCTAGGAATTTATAGAAGTTTAAAAGAAATGCGATTGACCTTTAAAAAAGCTTTAGAGCTTCCACAAGGGCAGTTGATGTTCAGAAGGCTATATCTTAATCAAATCGTAGATGATTCGATTAAGTGGATTGCTTATGATAGGTGGTTAGAGTGCCAACAAGCCGTACCAAGTAGAGATTTGGTAAAAGCAAAGTGTTATGGTGGTCTAGACCTATCAAGTACCAATGACTTAACATCTTTCTGTTTATGTTTCCCACTAAAAAATGGAAAATTTGCTCTTAAATGGTGGTATTTCGTTCCTGAAAACAATATTCAACAGAGAGCAGACAGGCATAAAGTTCCTTATCCATTGTGGAAACAACAAGGTTTGCTTGTTGCCACACCAGGAGACACAGTAGATTATGAGTTTATAAAGCAAAAGATTAAAGATTTATCAAAGATATATAGCATAGAAGAGATAGCTTACGACCCTTGGAATGGTTCACAACTTAATCAAGATTTGAAAAATGAAGGATTTGAAATGGTTGTTTTCAGACAGAATTTTACAAATATGTCACCAGCAACTAAGAATTTTCAAGTAATGACACTGAATAAAAAGATTTGTCATGGAAATAATCAAATTTCAAATTGGTGTGCATCAAACATGATTCTTAAAATGGATGCACAAGGAAATGTAATGCCAGATAAACAAAAATCTAATGAAAAAATAGATGGTATGGTAGCTGGAATAATAGCTACTGATAGAGCAATGAGGCATGAAGGTAAAAAATCAAATATTGAAACTAACGGAGTAAGAGAGGTGTAAAGTGAAATTACCAAAATTAAAAAATCCATTTAGAAAAAAAGAAGAAAAAAGACAAGGTCAAACATTAGAAGAACTTTTAGAGGATTACAAAAATATTAGTTTAGCAGGAATTAATGTAAATGAAAAAAAGGCTATGCAATTTATAGCATTTTTTTCTTGTATAAGGGTTATAAGCGAAAGTATCGCAGTATTACCACTTAAAACATATAAAGATTCTGAAAATAAAGAAATTGCTAAAGACCATCCAGTGTATAAACTTCTTAAAAAAAAACCTAACTCAAAAATGACTATATATACTCTTAAACAAATTACAGGTTATCACTTAACTACATGGGGAAATGCTTATTGGTACATAGAATTTGACGAGAGATTAAGATTAAAAGAAATAATCCCTTTACTTCCTGATAGGACTAACCCAATTTTAACACCTTCAGGAGACATTATTTATTCTACTACAGTAGATAATCAACAAATGAATTTAAGAAGCGACCAAGTGTGTCATTTTAAAGGACCGAGCATGGATGGAATAGTTGGACTATCATTACTTTCTTTACTTAAAGAAACAATTGGTCTTGGGTTAGCCGCAAATGAGTATGGTGCAAGATTTTTCGGACAAGGAACACATATTGGTGGAGTATTGGAATCTCCAAATAAGTTGTCGGATATAGCTTATGAAAGACTTAAAAAAGATATGGAAACAAACGGTGGGATAACTAATTCCCATAAATTGAAAATTCTTGAAGAGGGATTGACATTTAAAAGACTTGGATTGCCTCCAGGAGACAGTCAATTTTTAGAAACAAGAAAGTTTCAGACTGAAGAACTTGCTAGATTTTTTAGAGTTCCACCTCATAAGATTGGAGACCTATCTAAAACTTCATACAACTCCATAGAACAACAAGACATTGAGTTCTTTAAAGATACTCTAACGCCTTATCTAACTATGATGGAACAGGAGATTAATAGCAAAATTTTTATTTATAAAGACGAAGACCTATATTTTGTGGAGCATGATATTAATGCAATTTTAAGAGGGGACGTAAAAACTCGTTATGAAGCTTATGCCATAGCTAGACAATGGGGTTGGCTAAGTGCCAATGATATACGAAAAAAAGAGAATGAGCCTCCTATAGAGGGAGGAAATGTTTATCTAAGCCCAATGAATATGACTCCAAGTACAGAATTGGGAAAGCCAAGTCCTGACCCATTAGAGAGTAAAAGACATTTACTACATTTTGAAACAATGAATGTAGCAAATGTTGATGAAAAAAGACATTCTAAAGTGGAAGTCAGGAATGCTAATAAAAGATTTTTATTGAGTAGTAGTTATAAACAAAAGTTTTCAACAGTTATAGAGGAATTTACGAGAACTGAAATTCAAGAATTTAAAAGACAAGTAAAAAAACACTCGGATTCAAGGTCTGGTATTGAAGATTTATTCAAAGAAATAAAAGATTTCTATAATCAACATAGGTCTGAAATTGAAACAAAATACAGTCAGAAAATGAATGAATATCTAAGCGAATTAAGACATATTTTAGAAGAGGAACTTGGACAAAAGATAAATTTCAAAGAGTTTAATGAAGATATCGAAAAGTACCTAAATTCCTATGTAAATAGGCACATAACATCAAATATGGATGGCCTAAATGAGATTATAAAAGCTCAAACGGAGCTTAATAATAAAGACATTGAAAATAGTTTGGATGAATTAGGACAGCGGTCTGTAAGTTCTGAAGCTATGGAAGAGTCAAATAGATTAGGAAATTACTTTGCTGTAGTTTCTTATAAGTTTTTTCAAAGAAAAGCTAAGTGGGTAACTACTGGAAGCAGTTCTTGTCCAATCTGTAGAAAAATGGATGGGAAAATAGTAAGTGCAGGAAAGCCATTTATAAGAAAAAATGATGAAATTAAGCTAGGTGATTCTGTATTTTCTAGTGGGTATGACAGAAAACATGCTCCACTACATAATGGTTGTGATTGCATAGTAATTGCAAATTAGTGTAACAAAGTAACAATTTTTTAAAAATTGGAGGTGTAAATTGTCAAATAAAATCGAAAAAGAAGAACTTAGGTGCAATGTAGTTGAAATAAGGTCAGTATCTGAAGGAGAAAAATTGTATTTAAACGGATACGCTGCAAAGTTCAATACATTAAGTGAAGACCTCGGAGGTTTTAGAGAAACAATAAGAATGGGAGCATTCTCTAATGCTATTAAAACAGATGATGTAAGAGCATTGTTTAATCATGATATGAATTATGTCTTGGGTAGAAATATCGCTGGAACTTTAGAATTAAGTGAAGATGCCACAGGATTATATTTTGTGGTAGAGGTTCCAAACTGTCAATGGGCAAGAGACCTTCATGAAAGTGTAAAAAGAGGGGACATAAACCAATGCTCATTTGCATTTAGAGTAAAATTGCAGGACTGGTCTGATAAGGGAGATATTGTAATAAGAGAATTAATAGAAGTAAGTTTAATTGATGTTTCAATAGTAACGAGGCCTGCATATTTAGATACAATAGCTCAAGCAAGAAGCATGGATGAAGTTATGGCAGAGTATAAAAAGACTAAAGAACCTGAGTTCGACAAAGTTAAAATGGCAAAATTAAAACAAGAAAATAGAAGGAGACTGATGTAATAATGAGCAAAAAAATGAATAAAGCAGAATTGATTGCAACGATTACAAAACTTAAAGGGGAAAGAGCTGAATATGTAGCAAAATCTGATGAAATATTAGACAAAGCTAATGCTGAAATGAGAAGTGTATTTACTCCTGAAGAAATAAGAAAAATGGATGAATCAAATACAAAAGCAGATGAACTTACTCCATCAATTGAAATATATGAAAGACAGCTTAAAAAAATAATTGATTCAGAAGTTGAAAGCGGAACAGCTTTAACTGGAAATATGGAAACTAACTCTGAAGAAAGTAGAGGAAATGACCCTGTCTTAGATTCAGAAGAGTATAGAACTGCATTCCTTGGCTTCTTGAGAGGAACTGTTGACATTAATGAAGTTAGAACAATGGCAAATAGTACTCAAGGAACTGTAAAAGCTCCTACATCATTTGAAATGAAATTTAATAAATATCTAAAAGATTATGGAGTTATGAGAAAAATAGCTACAGTTATTGTTTCAGGAACTGATAAAAAATATGGATTTGAATTAGGGACTGGAGAGGCTGGATGGATAGACGAATTAGGTGGATATCCTTCTACAGATGATGAATTTGGTAGTGCTGAAATGTCGGCTTATAAAGTTGGAAGAATTGTAAAAGTATCAGAAGAATTTTTGCAAGATAGTGTTTTAGATATTGAGTCTTATTTGGCTAAATCACTAGCTAAATCTATAGCTAAAAAAGAAGATGAAGCATTTACAAAAGGTAAAATGAGTAATCCTCAAGCAAAAACACCTGAAGGCTTTATAAAAAGAGCTACAAAAAAAATATCATTAACTTCAAATGCTATAACAGCAGATGAAATTAAAATTTTAAAACAAAGTGTTGGTTCAGAGTATCAAGCATACAGCTCTTACATGATGAACTCAACTACAGCTGGAACAATTGGTTTATTAAAAGATATACATGGGCACTATTATTGGAGAGATTCAATGACAGAAGATGAACCTGATAGATTATTTGGTAAAAAAGTTATCATCAATGACAATATGGATGATATGGCTCCAGGGAAATTCCCAATAGCTTATGGAGTATTTGATGAATATACAATCATTGATAGAAAAGGACTAACAATTCAAAAGTTAGTTGAAGTTTATTCAGAAGAGGGACAAATAGGATTTAAAGCTTTTAAAAGAACTGAGGGAGCTTTATTAGACCCTAAAGCAGTTACAGTATTAGAAATGAAATCGGCTTAGAAATATGGGGCTT